CGCCTACATCTAGCATGTATGGTTAAAGGATAAATATGGCTTATGTTTCAACAATTCCTGGCGTACCAGCCCCAATGAGTTATGGGCAAGGGTATGGTAATTGGCAACAATACGCTGGTTTTGACGCAACAAAAAATCCATTTGGTGGCGCAGGTGGAATAGGTGTTGAGCCAGATAAAAATCTTCCAACGCCAATGTCTTCTGCTCCTCCTCCGATAGACACTACTTTCCCAACTCCAGATTATTCTGTTGTGCCGCCTAAGCCCTCAACGGGAATTCTTGGAGCAAATCCACAAAATTCTCTTGGATTAAAACCATCTGGTCAACTTGGAACAATGCAACCAAGCACAGACGCTATTAATTCGCATTACGGAGTTTAATAATGGCAGACCAATTAACACTAAAAAATACGCCAATTAGTTTGGGATGGGAGCCAAGCCCATTAACTGAACAAGCCAATCGTGAAGCTGAAGACTTGCACATGAGGGCTAATGCTCCTATGGTTCAAACCGTTATGAAAGCGGTCTCTCCTCAATCTAGTCCAGAAGAACGTACCCAAGCAGCAGATGTATTTAAAAGCGCAAATGAAGCGCGTATGGGTGATGTATTACAAGCCGCCATCAGTTTAAATCCACGTGATTTATATATAGCTTTAACAGGTGGTGCTAATGTTAAAGAGCGCGGATATGATGGCGCTGGAAATGCATATGGTGTTGTTTATAACCAACGTGGTGAACTTCGTGGATATGAAGACCCAATTACAGGTAAGCCATTATCTGAACAACAATTAAGCCAGATTGGTCCTATTACATCTAAACGTGATGTAACTGCTGAAAGACAAAAAGCATTTCAAGCTGCTGGTATTGGTTTATCAGAGTATGCAACTGCACGTACTGCTAACTATATTAATACAAAAAATGCAGCAGCAGCAGCAGGTGCAAATGGCGCATTGATTCAAGACCTTGGCGCTCAAAATGATCAGATAGCAAAACGTTTATCTCCAGCATCTTTAGATGCAAAAACACTTGGATTTATTCGCGGCATATCTAATATACGTACAGGTGATACACAAGCAAGCAGGGCTTTAACTGACAAAGCAAAAGAAATTGCAAATGGAAAATCAAAATGGGATGAATTGTCAGATGCAGATAAAAAAGCGTTGGGCATAAATTACGGAATTTATTACAACGAAAGCAAAAATCATCTTGAATCAAATGGAAACAAAGTAAATTCAAATGATATAGATAAGCTAAACCGATCTTTTGAAGAAAGCCAATCTTCTGATAAAGCTATACAAACTCGTCAACAAGACATGTTGGCTCGTGCTCAAACATTGGCTGCTGGCAAAGTTGAGCTTCTTGACGACATTACTGCGTTAATTAATAACAACGCAAAGATTGCTACTTCTCAAAACGCTATTGAGCAACATGGTGGTATTGGTGTAGCCAAACCTAATCTTCCACATGAACTTGGCAATAGTTTTATGTCTGCTAGACAAAAGGCTATCAGCGATGAGTTTTATGGCGCATCTTCACAATTGTTTTATGAATTTGTTAGAGACCGCACCGCAAACCTTCGACCTGGTCAAAGTCCCGACATTGGTGCTTTACAGGCAGAGTTTGCCAGTTCTCCTGAAATGATAAAGTTGCGTAGATATGCCGCTGAAAGAAGTCATGCTGTTGATAAAGAAAATGCAGTAATTGCTAAAGAAATTAATGCGCGGACACCGCAGCAAGGTTTGACTAACGAGACTAAACGTACTCCAGTACAACCTCCAGCCGAAACAATGCCTAATCGCACACCTGCTGGTGGCAGAGCGCCTGCTACGCAACCTGCAACACAACCAACAGCACGTCCATCATTAGGTAGTATTTTTGGAGGACCTAGATAATGGCTGATGTAAATACAAGTATTCTTACTGCTCTTGAGGCTGGCTATCATCCTCAGGAAATAATGGATCACATAAAGAATTCTGAAGATCCATCGCATCAAGAGTGGTACAGCAACTATTCTGCAAACATGGCAGACCGCGCTAAAGAATCTGAAGTAACACCTATTGTTAAAGCAGAAACATCTAGCAGTAGAACACCTTTGTTGGACGTTGCTAAAAATTTAACACCAGCAGAACTTGCTGGAGTTGGAGCGGCAACACTTGCAGTTGTTAAAGCGCCAAGTTTATATAACGCATATCAAGATAGAAAGATAGAAAAAGAAAAGTTATCTATAGAACAAAGACGTTTAAATGCTTATGAACAACAAGTAACTAAACAAGGTGCAACACCAGAACCAGTTTCTACTGTTGCTGGTCAACCTCAAGGTGACAAATTAAGTCCATTAGAAGAAGCAAGAATTGCAACTGAACGCGCTAAAGCAGAACACATTCAATCAAAAATTGCTATAGCAGAACGCGCAGCAACATTAAGAGAAGAACAAGCAAAAGCAAGAGCAAATAAACAACCTACTACAGGCGCTGTTACTTCACCTGCTGGTGTTGCACCGCCAACTAGTCCAGCTCCAACTAATCCATCTGTTCCTTTAAATACAGAAGTAGGTAAAGCGCCTAAAGAAATGCCAATTGTTGAGCAAGCGGCTGGTAATCCAGAAAAAAACGCTGTTGCTGAAGGCAGAAAACAAGAGTTTGGCAGTATTTCTGATGGCATGAGAAATACATATAACAAAAATACAAAGGCCAATCCTAATGGCCCCAATCCTCTTGGACCTAAAGCTTACAACTGGATTGCTGGTCAAGAAGGTCCTAAAGCTCCCGAAGTTTGGAAGAACCTTGTTGGTAATAAAAATATTTCTTATGATGAATTACAAAAAAATGTTTTACCACTTTATGAAGCTTATTTAGGTAGCTATGGGGAACCAGACCCATTTGCATCTATTGCTAAAAGAGGAACATATAGAACGCCCGCACGAATACCAGAAAACATAAAAGGTAATGCTTCTTTAGGTGGCATGGGTTCTCTTGCTGTAATGGCGGCAGCACTAGGACTAGGCGGCTCAGAAAAAGGTCGAGAGGCAATGGCTAAAGCAGCCAAAGCAATTAAGGATATTGGATTTTCTCCTGACATACTTACCAACAAAGCAGAAGAAATGGGTCGTCTTGGCACAGGATATGTAACTGCTGGTAACCCCGTATACCGTAGAGAGTTAGAACAAAAATTACAATCTACTAATGACCCGCAATATAAGAAAGTTCTGCAAGAAGAGTTAGACAAAATTTCATCTTCTAGTAACAGCCCATATCGTTCAGTTCCACCACCGAGGTAACCATGCTAGACAATGACGAAACCGTAGGGGCTATTGCAGCCAAAGTAACGCCACCAATAACCGTATCACTGGCAACAGTGTATGGCTATCAGGTCAGTGATCTAGTCATTTGGGCTACCTTGATATACACCTTGTTGATGATCGGTTTAAAGCTGTATCAGATATACAAAGAAGTAAAGAAGTAAGCCATTGAACCAACTCTCATCTTCGCTGGATGCAAACTTGCCTATGAAGGAATCAAGACGGCAGTTGAAGCGTATCAAGACATCAAGAAGACTGGGGGTGAGGTTGCAGGTATCGCTGGTGAGGTTGGTGGGTTACTCTCGAAATTCTTTCACGGTCAAGACCAGTTAGAAGAAGACTATAAGAAAAAACAAGAAGAGACTAAGGAACTTGCTAAACAGGGTAAGGTCAAGAATGTAACTATGCAGGCTATTGACAACGTAATGCACGTTCGTCAGATCAGGCAGTATTACAAAGACTTAGAGCACATGATTAGATACGAGTTGGGTATGCCTGATTTGTGGGTAGAGATTAAGGAAGAGAGAGATAGGTTAATTGCAGAGTCTAAAACGCTTGAAAAATTACAAAAAGAAGCAGAGAGACAAGAGCAGTTAAAAAGAGAAGAAAAATTTAAAAGGATTAAAGAGAAAGTACATATATACATAGCAAGTGTGATTGCAATAGTTTATGTGTACATTTCTGTTTGGTCTTTAACTTTGTTAGTTGAGTATGACAGGGAATGGAGATGGGGATATTAATATGGGAAATCGCTGTTATGGTTGTTGTCACCATATTCCTCGTTGTGGTGGTACTTGGTGCGTCTTGGTTTGTGCGTGAGCATGACAAGCGGGCTAACTACTATAAAAAGCAAGCAGAAATATGTTGGAGAGATAAATGAATGACTGGTTAAAACAAATTGCACCGACCATAGCTACAGTTTTGGGTGGACCCTTGGCGGGGTTGGCTGTTGATGCAGTGTCAAAAGCAATTGGGATTGATCCAAAAGATGTGCAAAAAACTATTTCTGATGGCAAGTTATCTGCTGAACAGATAGCGCTGATTAAACAAGCTGAAATAGGAATGGCTGCTAGGGCACAAGAGTTAGGGCTTGACTTTGAGAAACTTGCTGTGGACGATAGAAAGTCTGCTAGAGACATGCAGGAAAAGACTCAAAGCTGGATACCAGGCGCTATGGCAATCATAGTTACCGTTGGATTCTTTGGCATTTTGATTGGCCTAATGATGGAAACCTTAAAGACTTCCGAAGCTTTGATGTTGATGTTGGGTAGTCTCGGTACTGCTTGGACTGGCATTATTGCTTTTTACTTTGGTTCTTCTGCTGGTAGCCAAAAGAAGGATGAACTTTTACACCAATCTACACCTAAATAATATGTTATTAACTCCACACTTTTCCCTTGAAGAACTTACGGTAACTGACCACAGAGAGTTTGACAATACTCCAAACAGTTCTGAAATAAACAACTTAAAGCGTTTGGCTGAATTGCTTGAAGAGGTTAAGACCTTGCTGGGTGGCAAACCTATTATGGTTAACAGTGCCTTCAGGTCTAAACAGGTCAATGACGCTGTAGGTTCTAAAGATACTTCTCAGCATCGTGTAGGTTGTGCTGCCGACATTAGAGTGCCAGGCGTTACCCCTGATGAAGTAGTTAAAGCTGTGATGGCCTCAAGCATTCAATACGATCAATTGATCAGAGAGTTTGCAACACCAGAAGGCGGTGGGTGGACACATATATCTGTGCCAAACAATCCATCAGGCACACCACGCAAACAAGCATTAATTATTGATAAACAAGGTACTCGCGCATATTCATAAATAAGTCATATAACCTTTGTCTAATACGCACCATGAAAATACAGCGGGTAGATACGCGGCTCGATTCTGTGCAGACGAGACTGTCGGTACTTCAAAAGAAGTGCCTACCTTACGATAAACCCTATGACACAAATCATGGCTATTGGTGGATTGCTACTCAGGATGGGGTGGATTGTGCTTTCGCAGGTCTTGTTTGTAGTCCTTGGTGGTCTGATTGCGGTTACCTTATACGCTGTGGCGTTGTTCCTGATATGCGTGGACAAGGGTTACAGAAAAAGTTTATTCGCGTCCGCATACGACAAGCAAAGGCTCTCAAAATGAACTGGGTTATTACAAGTACGTTCGATAACCCTGCTTCAGCAAACTCTCTTATTGCGTGTGGTTTCAAAATGTTTAATCCAACTAAACCTTGGATGGCAAAAAATACAAGTTACTGGCGATTAAAACTGGAGTAATCATGTCTCAATCACCTATCCTGACAGATGCTGAATTCATTGAATTATGGAAAACAACAGGTTCTGCGACTGCTATACAGAAAGTCACAGGGGGTAATCTAAGAACCATTATGAGGCGTAGGGCTTCTTTAGAGACAAAATATGGTCTGTTATTAGAAGCCAAGAATCCAAATGGTCGTCCTGAAAGACAACAAAGTGCCTATGAGCGCAAACAATTAGGCATCCTCAATGGCGTTGGAATTGTTTTCTCAGACGCGCATTTCTGGCCTGGCATCCGCACCACAGCCTTTAAAGGCCTTTTATGGGCGATTAA